ACTTTTCTAAAACTCTTATTTGTTTTTTGTAGATGATATATGATAACAGCTTTCCCCGTAAAATCAATCAAGATATAAATGTTGTACTTCTTCTGTATTTTTTCGACAACCTCAAAAAATACTTTATAACCCTCTTTAACCCCAAGAAATTCTGGGGTTTGCATAATACTTTCGTTCATACACGTATATATAAAATAAAAAATTAAAATTTAAAATTAGCGAATTTATCTTTATCAAATATTCCCGGCTTTTGGGATGGAACATCTTCCTTAGTAAATGTATCAGATTGGGTCACATCAAAATGCCTCATATGATCGTCATCGAATCCTATAACCACTCGTTTATTTTTATCTAACTTGTATAAACGATTTTTCAGAATAATGAATAAGAATTTATTTTCATTCAATAATTCTTCTGACCCTGTAATCGAAGCACAAAAATCTGCATTGTGCATGATAGCAGCAGAATCGGCGATGTTACTCATTAAAACTTCAGATGCCCCCCATCCTCCTCTATTTAACTGATTGGGGGCAAAACCAATAACATTGTAATCATCAAATAATTTTTTTAGATTTTTAGATACTTCAAATCCTGTTTCATATAATTTTCCATGCGTTGGATTGATTGGTTCAACCAATGCAATATAATCTATTGCAATGACATCTGGTTTAAAATTTTTCTTCATCCGAAGTTCATCTATCAAATTACGAATGTGATTACAATTTACTGAACCAGCAGAATAATGTTCTATAACTAACTTACCATATGTTTTGCTTTGCAGATATTTTATCTTCGACATAAACTTTTCTTTAGGAATTTTTGCAAATTCATTAATAGGAATATCCATTAGATTTGCATCAAATCTTTGTCTAATATCCAACGCACTCAATTCTAAAGTAACAAATAAACAATTTAATCCTTGTCGAATATAATGCGAACACATATCGACCAAAAATCTTGATTTTCCCCCACCGGGTTGACCAAGTATAACATTCAATTTTCCTTTTGCAAACCCCCCGCCTAAAACTCGATTTAAATTTTCTAGATGTGTGGGGAATCTTGTTTGTGCTTCATGATAAAATGTTAAGGCCTCTTCAACATCAGAAAAATAATCATGCCCAACATCTGTTGTGATATATACCTTTAACGCTTCGTTTAGTAAATCTGGAATTGTATTTACATCATTTGGTTTTTGTTCGTAGATATTTTCGGCTTTGACAATGGCATTATATAATGCCATCCTTCTAAAATGTTGCTCGGTTAGTTCAAGTAAATATTGTTCGGAAAAATTATCTTCTTTATAGTTATGGATTTCCTTGATAATTGATAACAGAGAGGTTAACAATGTTTCAGAAATTGTTTTATCCCTCTCCTTAAAATAAATAACAAGCGAAGATAATGGCGGCAATTTCTCATACTTGATATAAAACGCCTTTAAAACCTTTACTATCTTTTGATATTCAAGTGAATCAAAATAATCAGGCGATAAAATAGGAAAAATCTTTTTTGTAAATTCAATATTCTTTAGTAAATAATTTAGAATAATAAACTCAGTAGTTACATTTGTTTCTTCCGACATGTAATTTTACTTTATTAAATTTAATTCTTTATTCACAAATCCTACAAATTCTTTTGCAAGTTCGTCTTGAACTGCCATTTTATCACCCGATAAAACATCCGCTTCAAATTCAATACAATGTTTTTCTTCGTTATAAGTCATGCCTTTAATAATAACAATACCGGAATTCAAATGTAAAATTCCTTTGTTATCAATTTGCCTAAGTTTACTTTTAACTGCTTCTAACCGGCGATTATCTTCTGCTTCTTCTTGAATATCTTCTTTACTCATCGTCTTCACCTTCTTCTGCATCTGCGGTTTCACCAGCTTCACCAAAAATTTCTTTTACGTCTTTTACTTCTTCTTCTATATCTTTGTTTTCTTTAGCCAATGTTTTGCTTAATTTTTCTTTGTCTGTTTCTTCAGTATTAACTGAAACTTCTCCACCCTTTCCATATGAAAAAATCTTATCTATTTCGCGATCGATGGCATCTAATGATTCTTTTGAATAACATTTTTCGGGATGTTCTTCTATTTCAACTAATGAAAATTTCTGACCATCGGGGAATAGATATTTCTTCCCCTCTCTCTTAATGATTCCATTATCAAAACAAATATCAAATAAACCCGAAAATCTTTCCAATCCCTTTGAATAATTGACTTCGATAACCCCCGACTTCCATTGCTTTGTCAATTCCGACTTTCGTAAAATACATCGGATTTTTGTACCAACGACATCACGCTTACCTGCGCCATCTGTAATACTATCTTTCGTCGGCAAGCATTCTATAATAATCGAAGCGGCATACTGAAGTCCCGTTCCGCCCGCAATTTGTGCTGGTTGGTATTGTTGCATGGAATTGTATACATGGGAAGTAACAATCATTGGGAATTTTAGAATATTCAAGTCCATTGTAACATTACGGAAAATTGATTTAATTGTTTTAGCTCTTAATCCCATATCGGCGGCCGTTTTGTCTTTCAATGCATCTCTCTCTTCCTTTTCTGAACCGGCCTGTGATAGTGAATCTAAAACAAAAAAGAAGTTGGGGCGATTAGCATCTTTTACTGGCTTTGGTTTTTCCTCGGGCGTATCATCCAAAATCTTTTCTGCATCTAACTCTTCGGCATCTCGTTTTGAAGACGTATCAGCAAACCCATACTCACTTTTAATTTCCGCCAAACCTTTGATAAATTCAAACTTAAATTGTTCCAAGTTACTAATCGGAGTGTGAAAATACCTTTCTCCGATAATACCTGCATCCAACAATTTTTCTTTTGTTAAACGACCTTCCGTATCATAATAAATAACATAATTATTAGGTGACATACGCTGGAAATTTTTCAAGATTGAAATTGTCAAATATGTTTTACCAGCACTGGGCATACCAGCGAAACCAACAATTCGATTGCCAGGAAACCCTTTGTAAATCGAACCCGATAACAAAGCATTTAAAACATATGAACCACTATCAATATAATATTCAATATCGGATATAAGTCCATCCGATGCTAAGTTTGCCAATGGATTAATCTTTTTTAGTTTCTTGAACAGATGCATTTTTACCTCTTTATTTTAGATTAGTTACAAAATATTGCATATCAATTTGAGCGTCAGACGCCCTACTCATGTACCTAAATTTTGTTTTTTCCAACTCACTTTTAATATTATCTAAACGAAATTGATTATAATGTTCTGATAAAATAAACATTGTTTTTATCCATCTCATAGCGTCTTCAAAACTTAGAAATATGTTACTATTTTCTGACTTATAAAAAAGATCGGTTATTTCAATATCTTCAGTTTTAGGTAAAGAACCCTTAACATCTTTTTCAAAATCTTCTATTGATTTATAATATTGTACTTTTCCATTTGATACTATTTTTCCTTTAAAATAAATAGATTGAAATCTAACAATAGGTTCTCTTGCTGACGACTTTTCCAGTTCACCAACACTTTCGTAAATATGTATATAAAAAATGGGATCATAGATATCTGTAACATTTCTTAATCCTTTTACTAAATAATACTTGTTATCCATTCTAACCTCCTTTTATTCTATTATATTATATATTCCTTTTTTATTTAGTATGGCACTTACCAGAACAATCCATCCATTTTAATCATATTGTTGTTCATCTCCTTGATTACATCATAGTTAAAAGATTTTGTTAGTATATTTACTGCATTAACAAAACACTTTTCAAACTGCGTTTCGTAATCTATGTATTTTTCGAATTGAAATTCTGGAGGTAATTTGTCCAAAAATGCTATAATATTTTCGTTGTTATTTGTGTTAGGCACTTTCAAATATAAAAATTTTATTTTATCACCAGAAAATATTTTTTTGTATCTATTGCCTAAACTCAATTTATTTATTGCATGATTGTAAAGGAGAGCCCCTCTAACATGTATTGGAGTTCCTTTTTTATATATTAAAATTTCATCTATATATTTTTCAACATCGGATATTGATCTTGGAAATGCTATTTCATTTGGTTGAAGTTTGACAAATTCTTTTTTATATTCTTTGATTGTTGTTATAAGTTCACTTGTGTTATTATTCAAAATTAAATTTACAATGTCTTTTAATTTTTCACGAATTACTTTTGGTGTGGAGGTTCTAACAATTTCAATGCCCGTGAACTTCAATTTTGGTTTGGTATATACCTCTGATTCATCCATCCATTTTCTGACAACATACTTTTTCATTGCACACCACAAACCAACATCACCTATTATTTCACGTTTCATTTCTAACGTATTTTTAAACATATTCAATTTTTCCGCTATTTCATTTGTGGCTATACTAATTTCTTTTTGCACAATATTACTACTAAATTTTTCAAGAGATTTAATTGCTTGTTCAGTTGTTAATGGGTCTTTACTAAGATTAATTAACTTATCACAACTAATATAAACACTATCAGTATCACTATATATTACATCAATATATTTACTTAATTTTTTTTCTAAATGTTGAGCAATATATCTAATAACATATTGACCAGTTAATGTAATTGCTGAAGCAATACGAATATCATAATAACGAAAGTATTCGTTAGCAAAAGCACCATATCCTGAGTTAAGCAAAATTTTTAAGGCATATTGTTTTAAATCTAAATCCTTAACATCTTCTTTTTTCTTTCCTTCTTTTATCATTGACTCCATTTGCTTACGAACTGCAATACGTTCATTATATTTCTTTTCCATAATCTCGCCAACAGTACCTTGTTTATTACGCTTCCAAAATCGACCGTTAGGTGTATAACAAAAATCATATTTTTTGCAATAATCGGAATAGATAAATCTATCTGTTTTTAATAATTTATCAACCGCTGTATATTCAGATTCAATTTTAGAATATTCATCTTTTATATCATTAGATAAAAATTCCGACATATGAATTTTTTCCGCTCTATCTAAAGAAAGATGTGGTATTGTTTCCTTTGATAAATTGCAACCAATAATGATATTTGGATACAACGAATTAATGTCATAAGAAATAATCCATTTATGCAAACCTGTTTTTGGATTCTGAACATATGCCCCGGGGTAAGGCAACTTTTCTGCTTTACGATTGATAGGGGGTATTTCTATATTTTTTATTTTCAAAGCATTATAGATAATAACTTCCCATAACTTAACTGGTGAAAAAATATCTTTAAAAAGAACTCGTGATTCATAAGCGATTGTTAACGCTAAATCTATCAAATTTAATTTTCGATTTAATAATGAAACCAGTTCAACGTCCCAAATGTTATATTCAATATATTTTTGAGAGTCACTGTTCCACAATTGATTTAGACTAAAATCATCATACTGCAATTTATTCTTTTTTAATTCAACTTCGGAAATATTATCCAACGAATATGATTCCTGCTTCTCTTTAGAAAACTTTTTATACAACGTTAAAGCATCCAAAACCGGAATATGAAAATCATAATATTCTATTTCTTGAAAAGACATTTTTGTCTTCGTCTTCGTTACTTTATTAATAGGGGATAATTGCTTTAAAAAATCCTCACCTAGCAAAAATGCAATTCGATTGGTAAGATAAGGTATATCAAAATACTCAACGTTCCACCCAGTAATTATGTCGGGAGAAATTGTTTTGATAATGTAAAGAAATCCCTGCAGTAGTTCGACTTCGTTGTCAAATTTCTTAAAATAGATTTTACTTTTATCAATATTAATTTGCATTTTTTCTTTATCAAAATCTTTTAAACTAATAACATAAAAATTTCCATTTTTTAAATTCTTAACTGTGATTGCACTAATTGGAGAAACCGGGTGATTGATATTTGGAAATCCTTCTTCACTCAAAACTTCAATATCAATAACAGCTGTTCTCACTAAAGATATATCATAAAATTGCTCTTCTTTACCCCACTTCGTTTGGATGAATTGATACACAGGAGCTATATCTCCATATAGAGGAATTTCTTGACGATATGTTTTTGTGAATTCAAAAAATTCTTTTATTGTCTTTACATGCTTTAGTAAATTTCGGCCATCTTGTGAAACATGACCTGTGTATTCATTTACTTCCGTAAAGATTTCAGTAGGAAATGGAACTTTTTCTTTTATCTTTTTTCCATCTTTATAACCAACAACAATCATGTCATCCCCAACATTTATGATATTTGTGTAAAAATCTTTCATGCTTTAACCTCCTTTTTATTTTAGAATGGAAAGCACTTAGTTAATCAAATAATGCATCCATTTTTACAACTTCTTGCATGACAGTATAATCTTTAAAAACTGAACGATGGGATTGAAGATATTCTAACGGATGATTGGACGCTAAGCACCCATCAATAACATCAAAAATAGCCAAAAAGTTTTTATCCAAAAACGATTCATATAAATCTTTGTGAGAAAAAATTATATTTTCCATCTTATTCTTGAAATCCAAAAATTTATAAAAATTATGCAACGACATGTGAACATAAAAATCAGTTTCAAATGTTACCTTTCCATTTTCTTTGATGGAATGATACTTGGCAATATCCTTCCAAGTTTTACCTTTACAAGCTACACAATTGCAAGGCATTGGCACATCTGAATTTTCTAAAGATTTCCAATCCACTTTATAAGAAATGTTAACAGCGTTTTTGCAAAAGACATTATGTGTTGAAAAAACTACGTATGTACCGAAAGCGGCCAACATAAACGGCGTGGCCGAATCGTATGAAATATTAAACTTATATCCTAACTCGTGTAATCTTTTTTGAAGATAAACAAGTGCTAAAATACTTTCCGGATGAGATAAACCTAATGTATGGAAGAATCTATCTTCAAAATTATTCTTTTCGAATTCACCCCTTTCTTTCAAAAATAACAAAGCATATAAATTCAAATACAAACTATAAGCAACTGATCCTAATCCCCAGCCACCCGTAAAATTAAATTCGCCTACTTTCTTGTACCATTCCTCAAAAGCAGCCGCACTTCTACCATGAAGAACATTTAGATATTTTGTTTTGCCCGACATATTATCACTAAAGTATTTCATATTCTTATAACTTATACCCAAAGATTCTTTAAACGTTCCTGTTTCACGCATACTACCAACATCTGAAGAAGCAGCATAGGGTGGAATATCTAAATTCATGGCATATTGAGTATTTGTTTCTAGCCATTCAAAAATTTTACTTCTTAATTCATCCGTATATTTTACTTTTTTTGTTGCTATTTGAAAACCGCCCGAATCACCAACAAGAACTATTTTATCATTTAGATTACAATACTCTTTGAAATTTTGCCGTGGGCCTAAATTGTAAGCGGCTGATGATAAAAAATACGGATAAGACCAAGTAATTTTTTTATCGTGTAAAGATTTTAAAACTGGGCCACCAGAAAGAGCCGGAAAGTAAGTAGTTCGTATCATTTTACCTCTTGTAATGTTTTTTTAATTTTACTAACAATATTTTTTTGATTTGTTTTATATATTGTTTTTAGATAAGGAATAACTTCATTTTGCCTATAAATATCGTAATGTTTTTTATTTGTTAATAATCCTAACATATATATTAAAGCTTCTTTATTTTGTAACGGATCAATATTATACTTTTCTGGAATTCCTAATTGGCCAAAAATTCCCCATCTACGCACACACACAACACATCTTCCACAATTCCCTTCTTCGCTATTTAAACAAGAGGATGTGTTATGTAACTGTTCTTTTGTTATACCATTTTCCAAAGCCCATTTAACAGATTCTAATTTTCCAAAACCACCAGACACTAAAGGAAAAATTAACTTAGGTTGTTTGTTAAAGGGAATAAACATGTATTCGAGTAAGTCATTAATCTTTTTTTGGAAAGATAAATTTTTATCAGTTGCTGTGTCATGAATTTCACCTCTTAAAGCACCTAACCAAATTTCATCGGGTAAATAAATACTTGCTCCTAAAATAGTGAATACCCCATTTCTACCAGGAATAAAAATATTTCCGGAATCATTTTTACTTTTACCATATAATTTTTCATTTATTTTTAACCAATCAATTTTTCGGACATCAACAAAATTAGGTAAAGCATCTCTTTCTTTTTTATTATAAGATTGCCCTATATCAAACCAAACGCAATTGATTACAGCTCCCGGATAAATTTTTTTTGCATAATGATACATAATAAAACTATCTAAACCCCCGCTGTAAAGAATAAGAATTTTTTTCATTTTTTAACTCTCTTTTCAAGAACAAAAAATAATTCTTCATAACCTTTGTATAGGTTATTTTCAGCTGAAAATAATAAACGAAAATTAACCTTTTTTGTGTAAGATTTTATTTTTTGAGAAGTTATTTGGCTAACATGACCTATTGTAAGACTGTATGGCTTAAACTTATTATCAAATTCGGGATTTGGGCAAGCAATGAACAATCTGCCTAAATTTTTTAAAAATTCAGTAAATAAAATATCTAATACTAATTTGGGTGAAGAAAAATGTTCAATAGCATGGGATAAAATTATATTGTCAACTTTTTCGAGAACATTATTTTTAAAAGAATTTAAATTACAAAATCGAACAGTTTGATCTTTGCAATAATAATCATAAAAATATTTAGCTTCAACTTTCTCTCCAATATATTTATTTCCACAAGCAACATCTGCAGTTATTCCATTTTTTTTATAAGTATTAAAAATAGATATAAATGTATTAATTCTTTTCTTTGTTAAAGAAGAAAATTCTTCTTTGTTTTGAAAAAGATATATTTCATTCCCCATAATTATCTGTTCCTTCTCGAAAAAACCCTCGATCCCCTACATTCATTTTATTGTAATTTTCATAAGGGAATACAATCCAATGCTTTGTTTTCATACCATAAATATCAAAATTGTATTCTGAAAAATTGCCATCTATTAAAATGGGAACAAAATAATATTTAATATCTTTGTTTAAAAAGAAATTTTTAACAATTTGATGAGTTCTACCTTTAGCAATTAAATCTTCAATTATTACAATATTTTTTGAATCTTTTTTATTTAAAACTAATACTGAATCATTATTCCTGGGAAAAAAATATCCCATTTGTAATTTTAATTCTTTAGCAATAATGTGTGCGGCTGATATTCCACCACGAGAAATTGCTACAATTTCGTCAACATTTTTAATATCTTTTTTTATCTGTTCTGCCACACATAAACATAATGATTTAAAAAATTCGTAAGGTAAGTAAATTTTATCCATTTTAACAATTAAATTCAATTTCAATATTCTTTAACTTATCTAAAATAATATCTTTAAAACAGACAATCATACAATCATTCCTTACAAGTGGTACTAAAGATTTACATTGTTCCCTTTCGCTTTCAACAAACATTGTAATCTCTTTATTCTCGTTTAAAATTTTAGCCTTGTAAGTGATAACATTTTCCAACTTTTGATTATCATGAAATAATTTTACAGGTTTGTTATCATGCATCATAAACTCAATCCAGAATTTCGTATCCATTCGATCTGATACTGGTCGCCCAGTTATCATATAATATGGCCCCTCAGGAATGAAAATGGGGAACATATAAAATCGGCGAAACATTAACAATGACTTTTGAACCCCACGTTCAAAATCCAGATTGGGAACAAAAACACCGTCCAGATCATAGGCAATCATGTTAACTCCTTTTGATATAATTTAAAAACTCTTCCTTTGTCTTTTGTTGTTTTAAAAATGCTCCCTTCAAAGTCATTGTTGTCATCCAGGCCGCTGGTTCCATGATACCACGAATTTGCATACATCCGTGTTGCGCTGTAATATAAACACCACAACCCCTTGGTTGTAATTTCTTTTGCAAGTAATCAGCAATTTGTTCCGTTAATTCTTCTTGAATTTGTGGACGACGTGAAAACCAATCCACAATTCGAGCCAACTTAGAAATGCCTGTTATCTTTTTATCTGGAATATATCCAATATAAGCTTCACCAGAAAAAGGTATGAAGTGATGACTACACAACGAATTAACACGAATGGGCCCCAACACAACCATTGAATTAATTTTATTTGTGTTCTGAAAAATGGTAACTTTTGGTTCTGGTATATAGCACCCCGATAACAATTCACGAACATACATCTTAGAAATTCTTTCAGATGTTTCTTCAAGATTTTGATCTCTTTTCGAATCAAAACCCATAACTAAAAGCATATCCGAAAAAATCTTTTCCAAATTGTCTTGCATAAATTGTAACTGTTCTTCTGTTTTTACTACATTCTTATTTGCGACACCTGGCATCTTTTTTACTCCTTTTTCTAATTATATAGTAAAATCACTTTTTATTTAGTACACGCTGGCATGGAATGTGGCCTATAGGATATCCATGGTAATGCTCCCATGTTTTACCATTCCATCTCCAATCTGAAGAAACTGGATCAACAAATGATTTGCATTCGGGGCATTGAAAATTCTTAGCATCGTGGAGCCAAGTAAGAAGTGAGTTATTTCTTTTTTGCGACATTTTTAACTACTATTTTTGTATCGATAGGCAATAATTTTTGTCTTTTTAAAAATCGTAAAACATCTTCTGGGGCTGGGCCATAATCAGCCAACTTTGCTTTTTTTTCCTTCGATATATATTTCCACCCAATTAATATCATCTGAATAAACCACAGTAATAGTCGTCTCATTCTATTTTTTATTTTTTGAGGCATATAAGATCCCTTCATAAAGAACTAAGTAATTCATAACATCGCCAATTTTTTCATCAACATATTCCTGTGTATATTCTTTCTCCGGATTTAACATCATGCGAATGACACAAATCAATTGCTTTAAAAAATACCCCCACAAAACAATTACTGGATGTCTTTCACTAATTCTAGAGCCCGTCCTAAAATTAAAAAGATAATCCTCACCCCCAGCATATTCTTTATTTTTGCCGGCAAGAACTTTTTCCATTCTATCAAATCGACGATGTAGAATATTTTCAACAAATTCTTTTTCGGTAATTTTTCTTAGAAAGAAATTTTCAGAATTTATTGGATCAATAGATGTTTCTTCACTTTTGATGATCACCCAATCTGGCGTTAGTTTTGATTTAACAATTTGCCGACTATGTTCACACATACGATTTAAACATTTGTATTCAATAGAATTATCGCCTGAAAGAAGATAATCGACTCTACACCCACACGCTTTGCAGAAATAAATATCTACCATTTTTATTTCTCCAATCTCGGCGTTATTGTCACACCAACCCCCGTTATAATAACAATGTAATCTTTATTATATTTTATATCTCTAATAATAGTACAAGAAGTGCCGCATATAGTTGCTCGATAAATTTCTTTTAACTCATCTTTTCTTTCTGCTTGAACTCTACCAGAAAAAATTAAATAAGTAATAAGAATAAGTAAAATTGCTATAAAGATAATCCAAAAATGCCTCCTTATTTTTTTAAACATCATTTCCCTTCCTCCAATTTCTTTGTTTTACTTTAGGCCAAGTTTCGTTTAAACAATCTTGAAGATCAATATCATTTTTTGTACAATAGTCAGCTAAAAAAATTATGATATCCGCTACGGCATCTTTTGCATTTTCAATGTGATTTTCGTTTTCTCGAATTCCTTGTTCTCTTTTTAAGTGAGCATGGCAAAGTTCGCCGGCCTCTTCACAAACACCAAGTAAAGGATGATATGGCTTTGCGTTTGGAAAATTGTGCCTTACCCATTCTTTTTGCTCACCCTGTAATTGCCTTAATGAAATATCAAACAAAAAACTATTCTGAACTGCGTGAGATATAACCTCTCTCATTTTATTTATACATTCAGAGACGAGTCTTTCATTTGGTTGTTCTGTATCTGGCGATATTCTAGAAAATGTTTTTCCTGAATCTAAATCTTTTTCTGACATATTTTTTATACTCCTCTCTTATTTCCGTAAACCAGAACATGTAACCTGGGGGCAATTACAAATGGAAACGGAATTCTTTTAATCTCATGACTAATAAAATCAATTCCAAATTTGATTTCTTCTTCTGTTTTTCCCATAGGCATCAAATATGTTGTTTCGTTAAACATTCTTGTATCGGCCAAAAAACAAAAAATTTCTTGTATATCTGATGTAAACGTTTTTGGATCCACAACAAACTTTAAAATGAAATGCCTTTTATCTATTTTATAACGAAGCACATTGGCTATTAAGGCATTCAAATATACTTTTGAAATTTTATTTCCAGAATTTGACAACTTGGGAGAAACATTATAATGCCATTGCTTCAATATATTTACCGGATAAATCAATCCGTTTGTTTCGATTTCGACATCGTGATTATCCGTCTTCATAAAATAATATTCAAGAAATTCTTGTTGAAGAAGTGGCTCACCTCCAGTAAACACAACGTGTTTATGATTACTAGAATCTTTAATCATATTAACTAATTCATCAAAAGTATAACGATGAATATCCTTATTCATCTTTGTTGAATACTTCGAATCACAAAACGCACAATCATTATTACAGCCGAAGAACCTTACAAACAAACTAGGAACACCAATGTAAGGACCTTCGCCTTGAAAACTATTGAAAATCTCAGTTACGAAAACTTCGTTCACTTTTACCTCTCAATAATAACCACGTTATTATCGGTTTCCGAAAATTCTAATCTTGTCAAAACTAATTCGGTGTCGATTGTTTTCAAAATATCTTCAATATCCGTAAACATATATGATGCAATATTTTCAGATGACGCATTACCTTCAATACGAAGCCAACGACAAAATCCCATACCTTGAATTGCTTTCATTAAATCTTCATCATCCGAACCAACAATAAGTACGTGGTCGAATAAATTATTAATATAATCTTTAATAGGTTTCAAATTTGTGAAATCAACGATCATCCCACATTCATCTAACTTATCTTTGGTAATGTAGATTTTTACAACACCGCTATGGCCGTGTAGATTTCTACATTTGGTATCTGGATTTGACTCTGTTTTCTTTTGATTGTAGATGTGATGTGAATACTCAAACTTGTAAGATTTACAAATTGTTATCTTCATTTTAAACCTCCAATTTCATAAATAGATTATATAATAAACCTACGAAAAATTTAGTATTACATCGAAGCGTTTTTGACTAACTTCAGTTTGGTTGTTCCAGCTTCAATGACATCAATGGGATAAGTTCCTGTTGATTCCTTAAATTTGTAACCACCGTTATACATCTTTAACATTTCCAAAACATTGCCCTTTGTTTCTCTTAAATAATCCGCCGCAATTCGAGTGCCCAAATCGGTGTTATATTCAATTTCAAAAATTCGCGAAATATCAATTTCAAGTTCCTTATGCCATACACTGTACATCACCTGCATAACACCCATCGCGCCCTTATTTGAAACTAAATCTGGTTGATGTCTGGATTCAACATATTGAATCCACATGACGACGTTTGGGGAAATGCCATACTTATTTCCGGAATTCCATGCGGCATTTAAACACCGTGAAAGGTTCTCATTTCGTTTGGCATAATATTGTTCTTTAAAAAGTAAGCGTTGAAATTCAAAATCGGAATGTTTCAGTTTTTCATTTTTTTCTTGCAAAAGCAAATTCTCTGCAATCATAAGATTTTTATGACGAATTGCTTCTGTTGATTTAACAACAGTAATTGCAAGAACGGAAGATAGGCATAAAATAATGCCTATCAAAAACATTGTCAGACTTCGTTGTCCGTTCATCCAGGCCGGATTTAATTTTTCAATTAATTTGTCATCCATTGTTTCCTCCTTTTTTCAAAAATAAATTATAATATAAATAAAATCAAAAATCAAGTAAAGTTTTTAAAATTCGAAAGGCCTTTTGTCAAAACCTTCCCCATCAACTCCATCACGAATAAAAGTAACTTCTTGGTCGGTTAGACCATCTATATCATTGTTCCTAATTTTCCATTCACACCAATGCAAATAAAGAATCCAAAGGGCATCAATAATATCACTTAATGGAGATTTGTATTTCTTCATCCCATCAAAATAAACACTTAAATCTATATTAAATTTCCAACAGAAAATTTCGTGCATTGCCTCTTTCTTTAAAGCACCAATTTTAGCTGTTCCGTCTTTTTTTAATTTGCCATCTGAAAATTTAGCAGCCAAATCTTCATTATGCTCTTTTACAAATCGCTTCACCAACGTCGGCGAATAAAGTCTTAAATGCGTGCCACTACATTCACGAATGTTTGCTTTTAAAATTCCACAATTTTCGCCAATTGTAAACGACCTACCATTTCTACTACCAAACGAATAATCTTCAAGCGCAACATAAATATCTTGTCTTTGTGCATCGAAAAGAAACCCGGCCACACTTTGTCTGGCTAATCCAATAAATCTATCAATACCTTCCTTTTCTACCTCTGTTGAACAACCTATTATATTCTTATCAAAATTGATATATTTCTCAGCACTCTTATGCTGAAAATTTATTCTTACATTTTCTAAACAAAATTTGTTAGAATAATTCATCCAAGCAATG